TTAGGGCGTTAAGCCGCCAAAGTAGGATGCAGTAAGTATGGAATTTTGCGGCTTTCTGCCATACAGCTTGCAACTGCCAAATACTGCCCTGTTGCTTTTTGGTCACATAACGCTTGACGAATTAAGATAACTTAATTATTCTGTTCTTACTTTAACTGAAAGTGAGATAGAAATGAACATACAAAACCTAATACCCCGCACAAGTCAAAATGTAGAAGTGCGCTACATCCCTGAAGAAGAATGGTATCGCTTGACTGACGAACGCAATGAAGATGGTTATGGCGTTTTTCGTGATGGCAAACTAATCTATTCCAACCATGATCCAATCGAAGCAAGTTACGAATTTGACGAGGTGACACATGAACACACCCTATAACACAGGCAAAGTAGAGATCGGCAAGTACTACCAAAAGCCGTTACGCATTGAGCAAGACGATGACATGATTAAGGTTCAAGGCTGGCTTATTGGTGAAAGCAAAGAGGCCCGCATGGAACGCATAGCCAAACGGATTTATTTTGGATTGGTGCTGGCTTTAACAGTAATACTGTTGTTTTCAAGCAACGCTAAAGCTGCGGCTATTGCGACTATGCCCAATGAAGGCGGTGGCAAGATCGTATTGACCGATGAGGTATGCAAAAACGATGGCAAGACTTACAACAAGTTAAGCCGTGCGTACAACTACACTACATCAGGCCACGGTAGTGAAGGCTGTTTTTACATTGAAGATGACACGGTTGTAGTCATTTGGGACACGGCAGCAGGGGTAAAAAGGATGCGCTACCCAGCAGAAAACTTCACCCTTATCAAGCGCAGCAAAGGTACGCAGATATGAACAATGAACCAGTAGCGTGGATAGATTCGTACGATTTAGAGCGTTTACCGCACCATGATTGCTGGGTAAACGGGCAAGAACATAAAAATAGCGTACCACTCTACACCCATCCAGCAGACCTAACAGATGAGGAAATTATTGAAAGTCTTGCTGAACTTGAGCATGACCAATGGATGTCATGGGCTGATTCAATAATGAAATCTGAAAAGATTAGCGATAACAGGTTTGCAAGATGGGCTAGTTTAATGATTCCTTATGCTGAATTATCAGAAGAAATGAAAGAGCATGACAGAGTTTGGGCTAGGAGAGCATTAGCAATACTAAAAAAGACACAAAAGTGAAATACAAGCAGTTTGACCAACGGTTACATGATGCGTGTGATCCACCAGCCCGTAATGCAGTAGCGGGTTGGCTTAAAACGGTTCACCATGTTGATGCTGTGCCTAACCCTGATAAGTACGCTGTAGACCTTGTTTTTAGTAAAAATGGGCAGGAAATAGGGTTTGGGGAAGTAGAAGTACGGGATTGGGGCATGGATTTTTGCCCTTACGAAACCATCCATATTGCCCAGCGCAAAGAAAAGCTGTTTAGTCACCCTCGTACTACGATGTATGTAGTCACTCGAAACCTAACCCATGCTTACTGGATCAGGGCCAGCAAGATCAAAGAATGTCCGCTAATAGAAGTACCAAATAAAGCAGTAGCTAATGAGGAGTATTTCTACGATGTACCCACGCATATGTGGAAATTTGTAGATTTACGGGATGTGTTTTAGGTTAAAACATCCAAAACTTTATTGATTTTGGCTATTCTGTCTGCCATTCCAATAGTCCCGCCATTAATGCGTTTTGACATGGTTTCAATATCCATTGCATCGGCTAACAGATTTAACTGTTTACGATTCCAAAACCACCCCGCAGAAAGAGCCGCATAGCGGGGTTGTTCAACAAGTTGGGGGTTAGCTACCAAGTCCTCACCAATCGCCTCGCCAAACGCCTTGTAGTTGTCTTTGCCAGTCAATTGGATTAGTCCACGCCCGATGTATTTAGCACCATCACCATCTTCCGTATTACCCATCCTGCCTGAATACACTTTATTGGCGATCATTTCAGGCTGACGGGCAAACTTTTCAGCAATATCAGCATCAGGAAAGCGTGAAGGCCATGTAGCCATCAGCGCTTTAGCCGAATAATTCAGGTTTTCTTTTAGGAACTTAAACCCGCCTGATTCGTGCATACATTGACCGATAAAACAGGCTTGGCGTTTAGGAGTGTTGATTTCGTACTTTTCAAAAGTTTCTACTAAAGGCTCAAACCATTTGCCTTCAATGCCTAAAGCTAAAAGCTGAGATTCAATCATTTTTTAAGCATCCCTTCAATTTCTTTAGTTTTGTCTTTGCTGCCTTGGCTTGATCCAAAGTAAAAAGATAAGACTTGACCTGCGCTACTGGTAATAAATCCAAGCGCAAAGATCACCATTTGCTGTTGATCTACAGGTACATCTTTAAACATCAAAATACCAATAAAACTAAACGCTAAAGTTACCGTACCAAGCGCAAGCAGGGGGACTACCGACTTATCCAGCTTAGTAGCGTGTTCGCTTGTGGCTACGGCTGCGTACGCTTGGCGGGCAGAATCACGGTCTTGAGCGTCTAATTTGGCGTATTCAAGGTCAAGTTCCTTCAGCTTCATTGCCATCTCAGGATTGCCAGTCAAAGCGGCTGTAACGCCTTCTATTGTGTCATCGGGTATGCCTAGCTTAGAAGCGATCCAGCCCACAGCAGCACCCCCAGCAGGGCCAGCAACAGCAGTAGCCAAGACAGGAGCAACACCTTTAAGTAGTCCAAGTAAAGTTTCCATCATTTATCACCCCAAACAATAGCCCACGCTATCCAACCTGCTACCAGTAAGCACATTAACTGCGCCCTACGAATATTCTTTAAATCACCGTCATATTTCTGTTTTTCTTCTTTTTCCAGCTTTTCTAGTTCGTTCTTTATCTTCAAGATTTCAGCCCATTCTTTCTCGCCTAGCGCAGTATTCTTGAATTGTCGCAAGAACTCTACCTTTAAGGAATACTCCTCATGGCTAATAAGTTTGCGCTGACGGTATTCAGCTAAAGCCTTGTGTATTGCTAAACGCTGCTTTACTTGTGCTTCTTTTTTAGCCCGTAATCTATCTTTGGCTAGTTGTGTTGCTACATCCGTTCCGTCTTTTTGGAACGCTTCTACTTGTTTAGTTAATGACTTGGCACTTTCCCTAGCTGAATCAAGGCTGTCTGTAAGGGTTTTGACATCCACATTATTTATCGCCAAATAAGTGGATTACCCAACCGAATACGGTGCTGATTCCAGCAACAATGGTCATGCCTACCCAAAAGCCGCCCCTAGACCGTTCTGCCATGCCTACCAGCTTCTTTAGGTCAGCATCCATGTTGTCTATTTTCTTTTCCATAGAATCAAACTTGCGTTCGTAATCTTCGACCTTTTGCCAAAGTACGCCATATTTGACTGGGTCAATTTCAAACGCCATATTAACCAACTAACGCTTTTACTTCGTCTTGTGTAAGACCTAATGCGGCTAGTTTAGCTAGTGCAGAAGCCTTTGTATCTTTAGCGGCTTGTGCTTTAGCGGCTACTGTAGCTTGTGTAGATTCCCATAAAGCATCAAGTTCGTCTTGAGTAGGTTTTGGTGAAGAATCTAGCCAATCCAAACCATCATAAGATTCGCCATTTAATGACCATTGTTTACCAGCATAATTTTGCGTAAGGATTTGAGAATAATCAATCATCCTGCAATCTCCATTAGGGTTAGAGTTGAAATTACTCGGTAAGAACCAGCATCATTTCCATCTGTTACTTCTCTATTTACATAAAGAGAACCTGTGCCAGCACGACCATAAACAGCGTAAGTTGTGGCAGAAGTTGTGGCAGGGGAATCTAAATAAGTTGCTTGGTTGCAAGCCATTTCGTATTGGCTTCTAGTATTTGCAGAAGCAGTTGCAGAAATTCTGCTTCCTGAAGAATCGCCAAGTGAACCAGTTACAATCGAACCATTTTTATACAAAGCCAATCCGCCATCCACATTGCTACCAACATCAGAACCTAAATAAACAGTAAACATCACTAAAACTTTGTTTGCTGAATTTTTTGGTGTAATTGATGCTGAAAGACCTGATATGGAAGCAAAAGAAGTTCCACTTTGAACTGTTGTATCTGTTTTTACCACTTGCACCACTTGCAATACGCTACCAGCAGGAAGCGTTGAGTATGGTACTTTTCCTGAAACTAATGCTGAAGTGCTTTGAATAGTTCCGTCAGGGAATGTTATGGCATCAGTTGTGCCGTTAATAATTGTGGACATTATGCTTCCTCTGCTGGTAATGGTGTATTGCCTTCAGCTACCCATTTTAGGTAGGCTTGGTAGTCTGTGTTGGCTGGGTCGTATGGAATAAAAGCGTTATCGCTTGTGCGAATAACCTCGTTTGCCAATTCGTTTGTGTAAGGGTTCATAAATAATTTATACATTTTATAACTCCGCACTTGCAATCCAAGCAATAGTATTAGACGAACTTCCTAATTGCTTTGTTGCGTTGGTATTGTCAAAATATAAGAAACCAGTAGTTGATGGAAACGCACCTTGTGTACCACCTGCTGTTTGTGGGTAAAGTGTCATTGTTGGAGTTGTTCTTTTTTGAACTAAAAATGACGGATTTGCATTTCCGTTAGTCAATCCTGTATTAGTGTATGCGGCAATCGTCCATGTATAGCTAGGCTCATAATAGCGTTGGCAAAGTTGCAATTCTGTTGTGTACTGTCTGTATTCAAATGAAGTAGCTTGTGTGCCTACCTCTAGCTGAACTCCAGTAATGTAGAAAGTTGCTCCGTTTGTACCAACTACGGATGTTGCGCCTGTGGCTGAAAAGTATGTTGCAGATGCCCATGCGCCAGCAGTTCCGCTATATGTTGAACCTACACCAAGCCCCCAATAAATCTTAATACCTGTTGTGTTGTTAGTTGTCCATGTTCCGCTAGTATCGCCAGCAACAGTAATAGTTTTTTGTTCCCAAGTATTAGCGGCTGAAATTGTATAAGTAAACGGATAACTTCTGCTTTGAGCATCATTTAAAAACGATGCGCCAAAAGTGCCTGTTAATGAACTCCGCACCCAAAAAGATAAAGTAACCGTTTTAGCATTAGCAGTACCCCAACCTAAATCGGCAGTATTAAAACCTTCAATAGATTGACCTAGAATAAATAAATCAGCAGAACCTATAGAATAAGCAGATGATGATGTTGCACCAAGATAGTTAGTAAACCCTGCTGGCGGTGTTACAGAACCAGCGTTTTGCTGAACCGTAAACTTAGATGCAGCAGAGCCATATCCATACCATCTATCTACAGTATATTGAACTGCGCCAGTATTATTCATCGTAACACTAGCACCAGCGTTTCTTTGGTCAATAACCATCGCACCGTTGATGATGCGATTCCGCATGACTGAACTAATGGGTGCTAGAACTCCACCGCTTGCATCGTTTATTCGGTTTACTTGTAACTGGCTCATACCGTTCCTTTCGGATACTTATCTTTTACTGCTTGAATTTGTGCTTTCCATGCGTCTAAACCGTCATGAAAGATGGTGTCAAACTGGTCTGCAAATGATGGGTATTCGGCTTGTCGTTTGTCTTTATAGGCATTGGCATCAATATAAGCCTGTAACGCAGCTTGGTCGTATGTGACTTCGTTACCATTAGCATCGTAAGCAACATCGCCATTAGTTGTGACAATATTTGGATATAGTGTTCTTAATGCATCACTCATGCCGCAATCTCCATTAAAGTAATTGTTGATGCAAACCTACCAACACCACCATTGTCACCATCAGATTGGCTTCTATTAAAATAAAATGTTCCGCTTTCAATGCGGAATTGCAATTTATAAGTAGTAGAAGAAGTTGTAGCTGGCGAGTCTAAAAAATTAATTGATATACATTCAGATTGACCCGAATCAAGTTGGTAAGCATTTGTTGTTGCTGGTGACCTACTGCCTGCCGCATCTCCAACATCAATAGCCGTGCTTCCTCTTATTAACCTAATTATTGAACCACTAACACTAGCTTGACCGCTACAAGTAGCTGATGCCAATACAAGTATTTTGCTCGAAGAACTTGTAGGTGTAATACTTGCTGACATACCAGTAATATCGGTAAAAGCCCCAGTTGCAGAAGAAGTAAATGCATCTGTTTTTGTCACGCTAACCACTTGCAAAACGCTACCAGCAGGTCTATTGCCTGTGGTGATAATAGTTCCGCTTACAGCAGGTAATGTCTGCGTAAAGTTACTAGCAGTTGCTGGCTCTTGGATGGTGATTTGTCCACCACCGCTGGATTGTAAAACTAGGCTCATAATATGACCCACCTTTGTGTTGAAGGAATTGTTACCGTTACCCCTGAGTTTACTGTAATTGGGCCTACCGATTCAGCATTTTTTCCAGTAGAAAGCGTGTAATTTGTTGTTACCGTTACACCGTTTTCAACGAAAACTTCGTCACCGCCACCACCAGTAGCACCACCGCCTAATTGACCCCATGCACCGCCTTGGTAGCCTTCAAATTGTGAAGTGTCTGTGTTGTAGCGGATTTCACCGTTTACTGGGCTTACTGGTCGTTGTGCTGTAGTTCCTTTTGGAATCAGCATAAAGCCTGTACCTGTAAATACAGGGTTTACAAAAGCAGTAGTAAATTGGGTGTATTCAACAGCATCACCAGCTACCGAACCTGCAACTAAATTAACCGCTTTATGGGTATTTAAGTCTAAATTACCCGTCATTGGGGTTTGGCCGTCTGCCGCTACTGAATCAGTAAGAGCAGCAGCCAAGTCATTCATGGTGTTATTTGCCCATGATGAACTAATCGTAGTTTGGGTTACTACTGGATTACCTGCAGGGAGCGAATAAACTCCCGATCCGTTTCTTGACATTATTTTTTCCCTTTTCTTAATTCTTCTGCCAGTTTTTCAGGCGTGAAATTAATGGCTTCCTGCACTTGTTTGCTTAATTTCTTCTTTTCTAACGCTTCTGATCCTACTTCAACCATTGGGCCTGCAAGCGGCATTTTATTCAATAATTTGTTCAAAACTTTATCGACTGCGCTTGAAGTATTAGAAGTGTTTGTGCCTCTAACTGGTGAATTAATAGCAATTACAGTATCTCGTAAGTTTCTAATTTCTTGTGCGCCAGCTTTTCCAAGTAAATAATCTAATTTGCCTGATTTATCAAGGTTTTTAACTATTACATCGAATTGTTTAGGATTAAAGGTGCGCTGACCTAAAGAATCGGTTTCAATGTTGCTGGTAATTGCATTTCTAAGGTTTTCAATAGTTTGCCCTTTAAGTTCTGCCCAAGCCTGCTGACCTTTTTCGGTCTTTTTAAGGGTATACCCTAAAGATTTTAAGCTATCTAAATCAGCTTGCATTACAGACTTGTCAAACACCTTTTCCAAAGCAACAACTCTGTCGTTAGAATTTGGTTTTTTGCTCAACAAATCATCAATTAAACCAATGTTTTCAAACTCATTGGCAAATTTAGTTCTCAACCTTCTTGCTTCTTTAAATAGATCGCCACCAGCGTTTTGTGTAGCCGTATCAATCATTGTTTTAATATCGCCACCAAACGCCATGTTGCTAGGAGTATCGCCTGATAGCCTATTGACCATTTTGCGCACTTCTTCTACTTCATTTAAAGTCATTTCACCGTTTTTGGCTAGTTGATTTAACTTTATTTTTGCGGCATTTATAACTGGAGCATTAGTGGCTTCAGCTTCCATAGTGTCAAGTTGGTTAATAATTCCTTGAACATTAACTTTTTGCTGACCTTCTTCCGATGCTCTAGCAGTTGTGTAAGCACTTTTGTAAGCATTTTTAGCTTTATTGGCAGATTCTCTTAAAGCGGCATCTACAACTTCACCAGTAGGTCTAAAATAGAATGGATTAGCTACTTTTGCGCCTGTAGCATCTACATAAGCATCTAAGTTTTGACCAATTTGCGTATTTCTTAGTTCTTGAGCGGCAATTAACGGTCTACCCACATCTTCAGGGTAAGTTTTCATTGTTTCAACTTCAAACTGTTGTTGCCCTAAATCACGGGTTGCTTGACCTTTGCTGAGTTTAATAGGCACTCGTAGTTGTTCTGCCATTTGCGCTCTTACAACTGCATTTGGCACTTCTGCTGCGCCTGCGCCCGACATGGTAGACATTGGCGGTTCAGGCTGACGCAGAACTTGTGCAATGCGTGGGCCAACATCTTGTACTGTTTGTGCTGCTTGTCTTACCTGAGTAGGAGTTCCACCTGCTGCCCTTGCATAGCTTGGCAACATACCAACGCTAGGAATAACAGGGGGTAATTTACTGGCTTCAAACACATTACCCATACTTTGAAGTATGTCTTGGCTTACAGGGCTTGTAGGCTGGTATTGAAAGCGTTGTGCAAATTCAGGGCTATCAACACGCTTACTAGTGCCTTGCCGTATGTTTTCTATAGCACCCGCACCTACCCCTAAAAATGGTGCGGCTGCGCCTGTAACGATAGCTGCTGGCACTTCGTATACAGCCTTTACCCGATCCATCATGGTACGGGGCGGTTCTTGTACTACAGGTGGGTTTGGAACTGAACCAACTACGGTAGGAACATCGCTGGTAATGATGTTGCCTTGATCTATAACAAAGCCAGCGGGTAAACCGCTTTTTTCTTCAAGTACAAATCCTTTTGGAAGTGCCATTACTTATTCCCCGCTGGTTTCCAATTAATGCCGCCATCCGTAGATACAATCCGCTGACCCGTTGTTGGGTTGGTAGCGTACATTGGTGCGCCAACAGATACTTTGCCAGCTGATCTAACAGCTTCAGTTTTAGCTTCACCTTGCGTTTTTGTGCTGATGCTATCCCAATCACCTTCAGGATAATATTTTTTCTGCAAATCAATCATTTGATTAATTGTTGCTAAACGAGAAGGAACAGGAATATTTGGATTGCCTAAATCACCAGCCAGTTTTTGGTACAAAATAACATCCATTACACCTTGTGGGCCTTCAAACCTTGGCTGCTTCATTGTCAAAGCACCTGACAATAGATTTAATTGTGCATCAGCTTTAGATGCTTCTCCACCGCCACCAAAGAACTCCCTTGTACCAGTCACAATATTAGACAATCTGCCTGAACTTGGTGCTTCTGAACTTAACAAAGTTGAAGCAGATTTCATCAAATCAAAACTGTCTTTGGCGTTTCGTTGATTTTTAACCAATTCATCGCTAAATTTAGCTGCTGCTTCTTGGTTAGCTTTTGGTGACAAAGCAGGGTTGTATTGGTATTGCAACTGTACGGCAGGTGCAAATTTGTCTTTCGGTGCTTGTGAAGGCGCATTGGCGGCTGGAACGGTAGGAGCATTACCCATTGGCATACCGCCAGCAACAGGAACATTGCTTACAGGCATTGGTGCGCCAGCAGGAGCGTTCATTGGTGCGCCCGCAGGCATTCCACCACCAGCACCCATACCTGTGTTGTAGTAAAGGTTTGCTCTTGAAATAGCTTGATCGCCAGCTTTTAAGTTTAGGCTTGCTCTTTCGTAAGCAGACATTTCAGGCTTAACACCGCCAACTTGGAAAGTGCTAATTGGGTCAGGTGAATTAACATCAATAACACCTTCACGAGTTTTACCTGTTTTCTCATCGGTAAAGCTGGCTTTTTCCCATTTAGGCCCTTGCGTTAAATTCTTTATGCCAACAGCTTGCAATGCAGGGTTAGATGCACTTGCAGCAAACAGATTAGCAGCTTGACGATCAGGCATATTAGACATTAATGGTGCGCCTGTAGGGGTAGGCCCTGCCATTTCGGTTTGTTTAGGATTAATTAAGTCTTGATATTGGCTTAACTCATCACCGTAACGCTTACGCAATGCAGCGGCTAAATCTAATGCTTTTTTATCGCCTTGTTCAGCAAGGTCTTTACCTACATAAATATTGGCTAATCTAGCAAGGTTTTGAGTAAATGCAGGGGGGACATATCGACCACTAATCATTTGACCTTGTGGCATCTGTTGGCCTTGTGCCATTAGCATTTGCGCCATTTGTTGCTGGCGGTTTAATTGCTGTTGCTGACCTAATATTTCAGGTGGTAAGTTGCCGCCTAGATTGATTGTTGGTATCGTAGCCATATTAGTACATTGCGTATTGATATGCTGGGTCTGTGTAAGCAGGCGCATCAGGCATAGGTTGGCTGTAATCAGTTACAGGAGCAGGCTTTTTAGGGTCTTGTTTACGCAACATTGCTGCCAATGCCATATTGTCATTTTTACCTTGTCCTAATTGACCAGCAGATTGGGTTAAACCTTGACCTTGTTGCATTGCCATATTTTGCATGGCTTGTTGCTGTGCAATATTTTGAAAGTATGGGCTTAGACCGCCTAAATCTTGCGGTTGCTGCATTTGCATAATGTATGGGTTCATAATTGTCCGTAATCTACGGCTTTGTAGCCGTTATCAAGGGTTATTACAGCATTAGGGTACATAGCTTCTACTTCATGCGCCATTACGCCTGTGTGCGTTCCATGCCCTGCTAATGGGTGATCCTTAAATTCGGCTTTGTATTCGTATGTATATACAGGCAAGCCGTTAGGTAGCCAAGCAATTTGTTTAATGTTTTCTTTAGTGCGAATGTCGGATTTCATAATTCCAGCACCGCCTAAACCGTATAAACCTTCGTTAAAAGCGGCTTGTTGGGCAACTTTAGAATTAAAATCACCCATTTGGGCGTTGTATTGCATACCAGCCGCACCCAATAAATCAGGGCCACTTGTGGTTGCTTGCTGTGCAGAATTAACGAATTGTGGGCCTGTTACTTGTGAACCAGTACGCACCGCAGAAAGGGTGTTAAGTGGCTCGTTACGCAGATAAGCCTGCTCTTGCAGGGCAGATTGGCGGGCTTGCTGACCAACATTAAAGCCTTGAGTGGTAGCACCTAAACGCAAGTCATTTACACGCTGCCCTTGTTGCATCATGGCACGATTATAGGCTTCTGAACCAATATCAATACCTTTATTAGCTAATTGTTGTTGTAAACGCTGTTCGTCTTGTTCAATTTGTGGCTGTAAACGCTGCATATAAGCGTCTTGAAAAGACTGGCTAGGATTAAACCCTGTAGAAGGCAACGCACTTGTATCAAAAGGCGTGTTGAGCATATTCTCAACATAACTTACGCCTTTAGTAGCTACATCGCCTAGACTGCTACTTATTCGATTTTGATTTTCTAATAATCTTTGTTGATCGGGGCTTAAAGACTGGGTTGCAGTCCAAGTAGGGTTGCCGTATGGGTCTTGACCAGTAACGGAGTAATCAAGTCTGCCGTATGGAGTTACTTGATTTACACGGTTTGCAGCCGTAGCCGCTCTTGCCGCATCTAAGTTTCCTGTTGCGGTTTCCCTAGCTGCTGCTGAATAGTCAGGCGCAGCAGGCGCACTAGCCGCAGGGCCTAATCCTAAAAATCCACCACCACCCATGTCATTCTCCCTTATTTAGAGGGCATCGGATGTTAAGAAACCGACACTCCTCTTTACGCATAGCCATAATCACTAAATCCCCATCCATGTGAGCATCAGGTATTTCGGCTACCACTTTAAAACCAAGGTGTCGGTTTAATTTTAAGGCATCTTCATTATCGCCACAAATTTGACCTAGTATAACGCTAACACCTAATTTATTAAAGGGGTAATCAAATACCGCCCACAAAAAATCCCTACTTGCCCAATCCTCGCCAACGCTGCCAATGTGTATTTCGCAGGCCTTTGGCATAAAGTTGGTATATCCCGCTACTGCTACTAAATTACCGTCTTTGAGTTGTCCTATACATTGCGTAGTTTCAGGCAACGGATGGTTCAAAATGCGTACCAGCCAATCGCCCATATACCGTTGGTTTTCAGTAGTAACTGATCGCAATTACAGAATGCCCCCACGCTCCATTACAAAATCGGTACTTGCCCAATGAAACTCAATGCGCTGAGATACCACATTCATGCTGACTGAGCCTGCATAGCCTAACCCCGTTACACCCTGCCATATCTTAGTAGTTACCAGTCCACCGCCCCAATTGGCGTTATCCCATGTGTCTAAATCCCATTCGCCAGTATTTAAAATTGACGGGTTAAATGATATTTGGTTGGTCAAATCTACAGTATCAAAGTCGGTACTTATGCCGCAAAGCACGGTAGGTAAGCCGTTATCCGTTTGAAGGATTGGGCGTACCAAAGTAAAGCGTTTTTGCTGACCACGACTGTCAAAATAGGAATACGCCTGCTGCACGAATGCTTTTATGTTATTGCCATCATCGGCAAAAGTATCGTAAAACCTGCCTACAAAGCCTGTACCGCCAAAATAAATGTCATCACCGCTTAATTCCCAGCAATTTGCGTTGATATTGGTAAATCTTGCCCATGATTTCGTAATGTTGTGCATTACATACTGCTCTGAGCCGCCAGTTACGGGTACATTGACGATCAACATATTCTTTTTAGCAAAATAATTCATCTGCCAGCCAAAATTAGTCGAATAAAGGTCAGCCGCTTGGCTAATAGCAAAGAAAATCTTGTCAGTAATGTTTACACGGGGATCTAAACGGGTAGATTGCAAGCCTGCGGATAGCGGTACAAGACCATCTTCCGTCAAAAGTAGCAAATCACCGCCAAACTTAAACAAGCATTTACGAGCAAAAGTCTGCCCAACACTCCAAATACCAACTAATGCCCAATCATTTGGGTCGGAAGGGTCAGAACCCTTATAAACAGCAACTTCACCGTTAGAAGTAGCAAAAACAGCAAGATCATCTACCCCGTAACCAGCGTCAATAGTCCATGTACCCATAGCTTGCAGGTAACCGCCCTTCTTAAATATACCGCCAAGAGGGAACTCGGTTACTGCACCATTAATTGAATCTACGGGTAAATACCAAAAGCTAAGACTGTTCTTTTGCACAAAATACAGGCGTTCTTTAAACAGATTGATATGTGCAAACTGATTAGAATTTAAGCCTGTTATGTAGTATTTGACGGTATAAGTGCCTACGGTTGAAGCATCACCGCTTGGGGCGGTTGCCATCGTGTAGGTAAAAGTATCTGTACCTGTTACGGTAATACGGTATGCACCGTTGAAATCGGCTGGTACTGCGCCTGCTACCGTAACCGTATTGCCAGTCACTAAACCATGCGCCACAGCCGTTGTAAGGGTCGCTGTAAGGTTTCCTGTGCCACCCCTTGTAATGCTACTAATTGTCTGTGCGGTGCTTGTAGTGGCTGATCTTGACCATACTGTGCCGTCATATACAACCATTGGGTCTACACCGTTTACAGCGGGCATAAATGAGCCACCAGCCGTTGTAATCATGGTATGAATCCACTTGCCATCCGTATTACCAGTAAGGCTTGCAGTTGCCGTAGAAGTGCTTACATTGTAGATAGTTGTGGCATTAGAGCCAAACATCGTATTACCCGATGGGCTGCTGTAATTCATCAAAGCCAAAACTGCACCTGAAATGCCAGTTGAAGTCTTAGTAAAGCCTTTACGCAGGGTTACATCGGTAGGTGTAGGAAAGAAATTGACCATCTGAACCGCATCTAGCGGGTTCATTTCAGCCAAAGAATCCCGTGCATTCCAACCGCCAATAGGGGCAGGCAGGCTAGTAGTAACGGCTCTGCGTTGCTGTGCGACTGCCATGATTAACTGCCGTAGCCAGTATCGGGGATGTTAGCCCAGCCAATCAGCACGGCACTTGGGCTAGGTGCGAATGACAAGGTAGCAGAGCCTTTATCGTTAGCTTTGGCAACGCTTAAATAGCGACTGTAATCTTGTTGCAATGCGGTAGTGTCAAACGATTTGACTTGGAAATACTTTAATTTGGTCAGCAATACCATAACTGTATCGTCTAATACGGTTGTGTCGGTATCTGCTGTAAAGCTGTTCTTTACTTGATTTGTTGCGCTTCTTGCCCAACCCTTAGAACGGTATTCAAAACCTAGGTATTCAAGGGTGTTGTAAGGCGGCCAAATCTGAAACTCATTGCCAAGAATACGCCAACGAACCCGAGGGCCTGTTGAAATATAGCCTGACTTTAGCCATTGCCATTGCTGGGCATCAACTGGGCCAAGCATTTGCCAATGTTTTGTCTTATCCCAATGGGTATTGTCTGTAACGGTTTCATAATCAGGCGGTAAGGGATATTTCGTTTTACTGAAAGTCACAGTACCGCCAACGCTTGTAGCCGAGGCTAACTGGGTAGTCGTTACGGTTGATCCTGAAACTGAATTGACATAGGTATCTTGGGGGATAGCTGTGCCAACGATTGAGTAGGTATCATCCAAACCTGCGGTATTGGCAACATTTAGCAGGTCATAAGTGCCGTTAATGGTGTCGCAGGTTGTGGTGATAGCTGTGGTGTAGAAACGGTATTCCAACTCCAATGCTTGCCAATTATGTTCCTTAACAAGGTCATACCCTGCACGGTTCATCAACGCCAAGACTTGTTGCACATCTTGGTTAGTGTTGCCTTGCACATAAGTAGGTACAGCTAAGTTAAGTTCAGCGGTGACTTGCTGGACTAATTGGAGCATTGTTGATGACATATTAGGCTTCCTCTGTGGCTACCGTTTTCTGTTTACGGGGTTTCTTTTCACCAACAGCAGCAAGTATAGTTGCCATTTGCTCTTGCATTAAGGCTAACTTCGCTTCCGTTTCTGCCTTCATTTTAGCAGTTTCTAGTTCCTTTTTGGCAAGTTCTTCTTTCAAAGCGTTAATTTCTGCTTCACGCTTGTCGGTTTCGGCTGCCGTTGTTGCTAGATTTAAAAATGCCTTTGCCTTGTCACGGAACGCATAGGGTGACATTCCTGCCGCCATACCCATACGCTGTAACTGTTGATCTGAAGCATTTGCAATAGATTCTACCGTGTGGAACTTCATTGCCCGCATTTCTTCAGCTTGGCTTTTTGATACTAAAGGCCATTCTGATAAAGGCGTTCCAACCACTTCCTCGTCATGCGCTCCTACACGGTTCATGTAGTTAGCCCATTGGATCGGAAAGCGTTGTTTATGGCTATTTAGCGCATAAGTGTCAATTTCGGTGAGGGTATCGCCAGCAACGCAAATATGTACAAAATCAAACTCTTTGAATATTGGTCTGCCAGCTTCTATGGATTCCTGCTCTTGTTGTACGGATTTCTTGTAAAAACGCACCTGTAAGCGTGAATCTGCTCCTTGTGTATCTGAAGGTAAAGCCATTTTTAATTCTCCTAAGGTATTAGGTTGTTAAAAGGAAAAAGGGGCTACCAGTTAAGGTAACCCCCTGTTTTTACTACATATTGCTATTAAACACTAGTGGCTGCAAACCAAGCATAATCACCTGAAGCTACGGCAACGGCTGGGGCTGCATATGAGCCACCTGAAGCTGTAACAACGAATGTAGAAGCATTGATTGAGCAAGTTGCTGTGGAAGCTGTAATAGCTGCACCAGCAACGCCCAGTACATAACGCTTACCGTCAGAGCCAAACACTTGTGAACCAAGTGGGCCATTGACAGGAACGCCAGTACCAGCAGAGTTTGGGTTAGTTTGGACTACAGCATCCAAATTAATACCCGAGGTGGGGGTAATGTTATATGACATAATATTTTCCTTTATTTAGTCAGTTGATTAAGTACCGCTCAAAATACCTTGCAAGGATGCGTTAGAGCAGGTTAAGTTACCAGCCCAACCGTACAACTTCACGATTGCATCTTGATTGATAGATTGACGCTCGCCACCGATAGGAACAAAATTACGCTCTTTGTGTGGACGGAAGAAGATGTAATTGGTGTTCAAGAGGTACATATACAATGGGTTCTCTTGTGCGCCAATACCACCACCTAGTACTACATCAGCAGACATACCACCACCGTAGAACTTGAGGGATGCGAAACCTGCTGCGCCTTCGTCTACGCCAGCAATACGCTGAATTGCTTGCAAAGAAGCTACATAACGCTGATACAAAGTGTTACCAGCAATAATAAGGTCTACCTTATCAGTACCACGAACAGATTTGATTGCAGCAGTTGTCATAGCAGCTTGGATCAATGTGGAAGAATCAGCACCCGTAGTTGCTTGGTTCTGCCAAAATGCCCAGTTTGCACGATTAATACCACCGTATGTACCAGTGGTTGGTGAAGTGCTGACAGCAGCGGCTAGACCTGTGATGTTCTTACCACCGTTACCAGTACCGTCACCATACAAGTCACCCGAAATGCGGTTAAGCAGACGAGCCTCAGAAACTTGCATACGACCATCAAGAAGGTCGATGATTGCTTCTTTGCTGCTGTTTTGGAGCATTTCTAGACCGCTCATGGTTACTGAGTCAGCATACTGCGTAATGCTGAACTGAGCAGCCGAGATTGGGCTATCAGGAGTGATGTTCAGCACTTCATAGCCGCTATACGAGTTAGCGTTATTGGTTGCTGGGTCGTTGTACATGATTTCTTCCAAAATCACATTACCGCCTGAAAATGGGCGTACATTACCTTTGGAACTTAAACGCTGCAAAATTGCATTGTTTTGCGTTAAGTTGTCTGCCAATACTCCGCTACGACTTTGAATGGTGGTAGCGATAATATCGGTGATTGCGCTATTTGCGAATGCCATGATATTTCCTTTATTAGATTAAGTTAAACCCGACCGCCTTCTGCATCGGCTAAATTAGCCATCAACAAAGACCGTCTATCCTTTGCATCTGTGCTTTTCACTTGACCGCTAGGAGTAACGGATCGTGGACTAACAGCAGTTGCTTTAGCTTTAGCTACTTGCTGTGCCTTAGATGCTTGGGTACTTACTGACTTCAGGAGTCGATCCTGCTCCAGTTTGTACGCTTCATCGTTCATACGCACCGCTTTGGCATAAGCCGTTTCTAGGTTTGGGGCTAAACCTCGCTCAAGTAATTGAGCCATATCTTCCCGTACCATTTCAAAGTGCGGAAACCGCTCTTTGTCACTACTTACTCGTTGAATTTCTTGGTTCAAACGAGCATTTTCCTCTTGCTCCCGAATCGCTGACAGTTGCTGAACTTGTTGCTGTGTAGCTTGAAGTTGCTGCATTAACTGTTGTTGATACGGGTCTACATACGCCTGTTCAGGCATTTGTAAGCTATCTGAATTTAATTGTATTCCATAATCTTGTGCAAGTCTATGAAACATCTGCACCTTTTCTTGGTATGGTGCTTTGGTCAAAATCATGTGCGCTCGACCAAGGTTATTGATCCAAGCTACAGGGTGAATGTTTTGCGCTTGAAGTTCAGGTGCAAATTGACCTATGGCTTCGGTAAGCTGTCGTGCATTGTCGGCTTCTGCTTTGTAGGCAGAAACGCCCTTTTTATACTCGGCTTCACGCTGGTTGGCATATTCAGCAAACTTAGCAAACTCCGCTTTATCTAGCGGCTTGCCTTCCTGCATCTTGTTCCATACCTCGACATACTCTTTTTTCCAAGTAGTTGGGCGTTTTATTTCCTCGTCAGGAACATCACTAGCTTCTGCCACCAAGTCAGGTTCTTCAGCGGAATCCTGCTCGGGACTGGCTTCTTGGGCTTTGAAACGACCTTTTTCGTCACGGTCGTTGCTTTCTTCAACGCTATCTTCTTCGCTGGTGTTTTCGGCTTGGATTGGATCGTCATTTACTTCAATCTCCTTTTCAATAGGTGCTTCGAGTGTGCCTTCTTCGGCTTGGTCTAAGGCTGCTTCAAGTAATTCTCTGCGGTCATCTGACATGGTTGTTCCTATCGGTAGTTAAGTTTGGAGTAAGCAATCTCAGCAATCTGCCGTTTACGGGCTTCTTGCTCTTTACGGCTAAATTCAATGGGTTTTTGCTGCATTGGCACATCATTACCGATTTCTACGCAATTATTCCGTTTAAGGTTTTCACGGTGCTTAGATCGACTAGACACCCATGTACCGTCAGCCATGCTTATGTGGCCTTCAATGTCAGGAATAACCATAGGTGCTTCTTTTGGCGTCATTTCCAGCTTTTGCCGCCATGCTTTATCCGCTTCTTCCCCTTCAAACGGTAAGTTCCAATAAGCAAGGTACTTTTCACGGTCATCAAACTGCTTTTCGTCATATTCTTCGTGCGCTACCTTGCAGCATGGGCAAGTTACGCTGATTTTTACCAACGCCATTACATTCTCCTTAAAATTTCAGGTAATTGATCGTATTCATCAGGCCTAAGTAGGCAAATACTGTCGTACCAACGGGCATTTTTCCACCGCCAGCATACAAATTCTTCTTTAGGCAGCAAAACTACGCATTTAACGCCCAAAGCACCTGCCAAGTGTGCTGTTCCTGTGTCTACCGTAACCACGCCCCGCATAGCCTTCATATGTTTAGCGGTAATTGACCAGTCTTTCTTCCATCCATCGTTAGGCAATGGCCTAAAGTTGCCATCAGTTTCAGGGTTTAGGCTGTAAACATCGTCACCCACCAGCTTTTCCATGTGTTCTGCGGATATAGACTTAATCCATTGCAAATTGCCCTTGCTTGCTGACCAATTTACGCCTATCTTTTTGGGAATATTACTGGGTTCAGCCTCAAAATAACCCTCTGATCCGACAATTTTCTTCGAATTTACGGGAAATAATGCCTTAACATACGGCATAGCGCAGTCAATGTAATACGGTAGCGACATTGATCCAATCCAGTAGTCGCATTCATGGGCTGGCCCTGCTTCTGTAAGGTTCGTAAGCTGGTCAATACACTCCATTTGCCCTAACACGCCAAACAATGCAGGTATAGTCAAAACTACCACCTTTTTTGCACCTAAAACCTTTAGGGCTGGCAGGAATCTAGCGTATTGGAATATATCGCCAAAGCCTTGTTCCATCTGCACTACGATGGTTTTATCTAACAAGGATTCACCCTGCCATGTTTTAGGGGCTACGGGCAGTCTTGCATACGGAATGATTTGGTTGGCAAGTATGTCTTTATGCCAGCGATACTCAAATAGCCTAAATCCAGCAGCGTACCTGCCAGCGTGTAAGTTGTCGTAGGCTAACTTATATTGTGCGTGTGGGTTTAAAGCAGTAGTAATATTGCAGCCTCATCGTCAAGTTCCTCTTGGCGTTTGGCTTCTAACACTTGTAACTCGTATTGGATTCGAGCCACTTCGTTTCTGTAAGCTACTGCCGCAAGGATGTTATCCCGTTGTCGTTCAAGGTAGCTTATAGACCGCTGTAAATCTTCTGTTTCAGCTAACGGTATATCAGCTTTAACCTCTTGTTTAGATTGTACTTTAGGTTGCTTAACTTTAGCAACAGGATCAATCAAATTCTTAAATGCTTGCTTGCGTGAAGCGTTGGCATCTTTGGTAGCTTTTTCTAACAGGCGTTGGCGTTCAGCAATCTTCTGCTGTAGCTTTCTGATCCGCTTTAGTTCTTCAGGAGTCCAGCTTGCATCATCACCACCTACCTTTTGGTTATCAGGCGGTGGCGGGTTATAGACTTGGAAAGCGTTATTTTGAAACGCATTAGCCTGAAAAGCGGTAGAAAACATTACAGAACGACCCAGCGACTTCCACTTGGTACGGTAATTGTTACCCCTGACGATACGACTACAGGGCCAACAGAACTTGCTGCATAACCGCTTGGAATACTGTAACTGGTAGCAATCGTCATGTTATTAACCACCAAACCATTTGATGCTTCTACGGCAGGTACTCGCAATGCGCCTGTGCCTGTGGTGTATGTAAAACTTGCCGATTGGTTCGGGGTAGTCGTGCCTTGACCATACGGTACATAGTTGGTTGTGTAGGTTACGGCTGGTGCTTTATTGTTAAAGGTAGTCCAGTCCGTACTGCTCAAAGCACCTCGATTGACTGACGATGCGGTAGGTACATTTAATGTAATAACAGGTGTAGTAGTGCTATTTGCTACGGTAGAACTAAGGTCTGTACCTGTTGTGCCTAATGTAAGCGCAGCTACCGATGTAACCGTACCTAATGTGGAATCGTTAGAAGTAATCGTAAAATTAGGGTAAGTACCAGTTACCGTAGTAGTTCCTGCCCCAGTTAATGCAACTACTTGGTCGGGTGCGGTATTAGTAACAGTAAAGTTAGGGTATGTGCCGCTAGTGCTAATCCCTGTGCCGCCTGTAATGCTTACGGTTTGATCGGGTGCGGTATTTGTAATTGTTACATTGCCTGTACTTGCCGATACGCTAATACCAGTACCAGCCGTAGCTTGGGTTACGCCTGTATTGGCTATGGTAATTGCGCCAGCACCGTTTGTAACGGAAATTGCAGTACCAGCCGTTAATGTGGATTTTGTTAAAGTATTACCCGTGGAATTACCAATTAACAGTTGCCCATCGGTATAAGTTGTTTGACCTGTGCCACCTTGGTCTACAGCTACCGTGCCAATAATATGGGTTGTTTCTGTAGATACAATTTGTACTGAAACAAGCAAAGTGCCAACACTAGGGTTTGCCCTAAGAATTACGCCTACTTGAATTGAATAATTTGGTCTTGTAGGTTCTGTTACTGTATATGTTCCAGCAGTCGTAGCCGATAAAAATACAGCATCACCTTCAGCAAACGCAGATGTATCTAAGCCGTTTACTAAACCACTTATGGTTACATACCCAAAACCGTTGTTTGCAATAGTTGTAGTTGTAACGCCAATAATGTCAGAAGTTGTAAAGCTGGTTGCTATTGCTTTAGCAATAGTAGGTGTATTGCCAGTTGCACCATTTACATAAACCACCGTGCCATTATCTATAGTTGCGCCAGTTTGATTTCTAACTCGTACAATTTGTTCTTGACCGATGTTTACGGTCATTTGACTATTGTCGTTGTAATACGCTAATGTTTTAGCATCGGTATCGTAAAAGACTTTGCCTTCTAAATAAGTTGGCGGTGTAATTGGGGTAAAGTTTTCTTCAATAACACCAGTAACAACACCTGTGTCGCTTACCGTTACTATGCTGTTCTGCAACAATTTACCTGTTGTGCCATCAAAACGGGCTATTGCGTTGTCTGTAGCGGAAGCAGGGCCTACTACATTGCCATCAAATTCATCGTTAGAAGTAATGGTGAAATTAGGGTATGTTCCGCTAATTGTGGTTGTTCCAGCACCAGTTAAAGCTACAACTTGATCGGGGGCAGCATTGGTTACTACGCCTGTTGTATTGTCATAGCTAATGCCTGTGCCAGCACTTATGGAAGTTCTTGCCCTAGCTTGGGTAAAGTATTCGTTTGTACCTTCGGCAATGTTGGTAGTGGTTAATACGACTACGCCTGTTTGACCGTTTACAGATACTACGGCATCGGTATTGTCTACTTTTTGCCAAATACTTCCATTAAAGATAGCCCAATCGCCAATAACCCAATCAGTAATCCCATTAAGATTTGTATTTCCTGATACATCAACAACATAGTAATAACCCTTAGTTCCTACTGAACTTGTTAGCGTTGGTGTGTTGGTTGAAGCGTTCCATGTACCTTGATAATTTAAATCGCCCATTAAAGGGATTTGGCTTTGCGGTACTTTACCGCCTGCATCGAGGGTAGCTACGCCTAATGCTGCGCCCTTTTCCGTTGTTGGAATGTAACCAGTAACGGTTACGCCTGACATTGTGCCGCCAGTAATAGCCACATTGTTGGCATTTTGCTCTGCCATAGTGCCTAAACCAATTAATTGGTGGTCGGCATTCCAATCTGACGGTTCTACAAGTGTGTCATCCCCAGCATCAGGAACGGTTGATACCTTTAAATGCTTGACTGTTATAGGCATTACTGTACCCCAATAATCTTACCGTCTTGACCCCGAACTACCTGCTTCGGTCTATTGTGGTTCTCGTTAATTGTATTGACCAAATCACCCAAAGCTAGGGTCATTTGCTGGTTGCTCATGGCAATAGCATCGGCAATAGGCTGCATTGGGTGTTGCATAGAAGCTGCCATATCCATTTCCGTCATATAAGCCTGTTCACCGCTAGATTCGTCAGCACCAATACGGGCAACTTCAATCTTTGCACCGTTGTTAATGTGTGCCAATAAGACCTGAGTATTGCGCTCGGTGTGCATCTTCATCTGTGCGACCTTAACTTCCATCTCACGATCCATAGCATTGCGCTGTTCTTCAAGCTGGAATTTAAGCTGGTTTTCTTGGGCTTGGTACTCTTGTTTAGCCTTTTCAAGTTCCATCTGCATCTGCATCTTTTGTTGGTCAATTTGCATCTGCATCTGCATTTCAGCTTGTTTAGCCTGAATCTTGGCTTGTTCGATCTGCATGGTCATTTCCATCTTCTGCTGTTCAGGTGATGGTGGCTTTGGTTGGCCTTTAGTTTGTTCAGCTTGCTGTCTAAACTGATCGGCTGTTTCGTCAATCAAACCTTCTAAGCCTTTACCAGCCTTAAATGCGGTTACGCCAAACTTGAGCATCTCCATAAGCAATGGGGTAAGTTCAGGTACGCCTTGTGCTACTGGCAATGCGGTCTGCATAAAGCCACTAACTGCTGTTAGGAACTCAACACGGTCTTGCTTTTCTTGCTGCTCATCCTGATAAATCATGGAATCCGTAGTTACTTCAATACGGAAATTCTTGGCAGGCTCATCTTTCAAAAGTGCAAGGGCTTGCGGTATAAGCTGTTGATCTTGCGGGCTTAATTGCATTGCCCCGCTGATCTTGACGATGGTATCTTCAGTAAAGTGCTGGCAAATAATCTGCGCTTTGATCTGCAAAAGAGCGGTAGCAAAGTTCACCACTTCATGCTGCATAGTCTTTAAACGCCCTGAAGCGTTGTTGGACTTAATGATCTGTGCGCCAAGGGTTTCGTTCGGATCGGTCTGACCACGCTGAATGTCAGCAATGCCCATGATCTCGTAGATTTGACCCTTGACTTGATCCATAGCTTGATAAGCCATTTGCAAGCCTTCAGCAATAGGTCGAATGTCTACAAGGTTAATTGCGCCTTGTAAGCCACCTTTTTCGCTAAATGCACCGTAGTTCTTAACTGGCAGCAATGCGTTGTTCTCGCCTTCAGTAAACAAACGCTCCAAACTAGGCTCTGCCGCATCGTAAACACCACGCACTTTAAGGGCATGAATAAAGCCATCAATACGGTCTGCAAGGGTGTCCAGCTGTCTTGCTTGATCTTGGTACAGTACAAAGTCAGGTACAGGAATTAGGC